TGGGCCTCGATTGTCGTGCTCGTCAAGCGGGCGCCGGTGGCCTACGCCATTCAGGCGCAGGCGCGCGGGGTGCCGGTGGTATGGGATCCGGTCGATGCCTGGGCGCAGCCGGTGCAGAACGCGCTCCCGGAGGACGTCGCGTGTCGATGGCTCCAGCGAGAGATCGAGATCCGGCGGCCGGTGTTGACGGTAACCGCCACGCAGGCGATGGCCGCGGCGGCGGGGCCGTCTGGGGTCTATCTCCCCCACCATCATCTCATCGGGCTCCAGGCCGCTCCGGTGCGCGATCGCGTGGAGGTGGTTGCCTACGACGGCCGTCCCGAGTACCTCGGGCGCTGGGCGGGCTGGGTCGAGGCGGCGTGCCGGGCTCGGGGGTGGCGATTCGTCCTCAACCCGCCGGACCTCCGCGAGGCGGATCTGTTGGTCGCGTTCCGCGATGGGCCGTGGGATGGCTACATGCCCCGCATGTGGAAGAGCGGCGTCAAGGTCGTCAACGCGATCGCGGCGGGTCGGCCGATTCTGTCGCAAGCGATGGCGTCGGTCGATGAGATCCGGCCGTTCGGGCACACGCGCGTGGAAACGCCGGCCGACCTCGAGGCGGCGCTTGAGGCTTGGCGGCCCGTGGCGGCGCGGCGGGCCTGCGCGGACTGGTGCGCGGCGGTGGCCCCCCAGTACACGGTCGCCGCCGTGGCGAAGCAGTACCGGCAGATGTTGGAGGGGGTGGCATGTCCAGCGTGATGCCGATCACCGACACGGTGATCACGCCGTCGACCCTCCTGGCCGTGGATGTCGAGTGGGCGCGGGCACATCTGAAGTCATTGACGCGCGACGAGGACATGCTGGTCGAGTCGTGGATTCGTGCGGCGCAAACCTACTTTGAGGAATACACGAGCCGCCCGGTGGGGCGCACGGTCTACGAACGGTGGCTCGACGGGTTCCCCGTGGAACGCAAGATCGAACTTCCGCACCCGCCGCTGCTCGAGGTCGTGTCGTTTCAGTACGTGGCCGCGGACGGCACGCTGACGAATGTCTCTGATGGCGCGTCGCCCGAGACGACGTATTGGCAGGCGAAGACCCCCGGCGGGATCTACGCGCGTCGGGGATGGGTGGAACTGAAGTACGGCTACGCCTGGCCGGTGGCGAAGGATGAGGCGGGGGCGGTGCGCATCCGCTACGAGGCGGGCTACACCGATGAGGACGGTGCCGCGCCGGATCTCGTGAAGGCTGCCATCCTGCTCCTGGTCGGACAGTTCGATCAGTTTCGGTCGCAGACCCACCTCTCAGACGGCGCGCGGCTGGACTCGCTGCCGATGGGGGTCGATCAGATGCTCTATGCCTTCAAGGCGTCCGCGATGGCGTCGCAGGTGTTGCACCGATGAAGGCACTGCACCTGGGCTCGTTCGTGCATCCCGTCACGATTCAGACGCTCACCGAAGGCGCGGACGCCTCGGGGGCGCCGGCGGAGTCGTGGGCGACCCTCACGACGGCCTGGATGGCGCGGCAGGTGGTGCATGGGGGCCGCGGCGAGTCGTTCGCGGCCGATCAACTGTCCGGGGCGATCGTGACGCAGTGGACGATGCGGTACGCGGCCGACATGGACCCGGATCGGGTGAACGTTGTCAAGGATCGGCGCCTGCTCTACCTCGGGCGCGTGTACGACATCGTGCAGGCGGAACTGCTGGACCGGCAGACGGGCATTCTGTTGCGGACGCTGGCCGCCTCGGCGGTGACGGCATGAAGATGACCGCGCGCATGGAAGGCGGGGCGGCGCTGGCGCGGACACTGAACGAGCTCCCGACCCGTGTCGGGAAGTCGGTCCTGCGCGAAGCCCTTCGTAAGTCGAGCGCGCCGATTGTGCAGACCCGGATCGAGGCGCTGGCGCCGCGGGCACCGGGTGCCCCGGACATCGCCAGCCACATCGTCGTGAGCACGGGCCGCGCGGGGAGTGGCCCGGAGGCCGCGATCGTGGTGGGGCCATCGACCGAGCATCGCGAGGATCAGCCCTCGCGGCGTTTCGACCGCCAGGGCGTGTACCTGGAGTTCGGGACGCACGACACGCCCATGCAGGCGTTCATGCGGCCGGCCTTCGACGCGACGGTGCCGGCGATGATCACGGCCCTGACAGGCGCCCTGTGGCGGGCGCTGATTGCGCGGGGCTTCGGGTCGACCCGCGGCTCAGGCGGCGGTGGGGGCGCGTTGTGAGCGATGCGGTGGCGACCGTGCGCGATCGGCTGCTGTCGGTGAGTGCGGTGACGGCGCTCGTGAGCACGCGGATCTACGCCGGCTTCCTGCCGCAGTCGCCGACGCTGCCGGCCGTGCTGGTGCAGCGTGTGGGCGACGTGCAAGCCTCGCACCTGCGCGGCGGCCAGCAGCTGCGCGTGACGCGGGTGCAGGTCACCAGCATCGCGACGAGTCGGGCCGCGGCGGTGGCCGTGGATGCCGCCGTCGAGGGCGACGGGGCCGGGAGTGCCCTCTCGCACTGGTCGGGCAGTGTGGGGAGTCCTGCGGTGACGGTGCGGTGGACGGAGCCGGCGGGCGTGCGGGAAGGCTACGACCCGGGCGAATTGCGGCAGTACCGGGTGGACCGGGATTACCGCGTGTATCACAGGTGAGGACCGATGGCAAATCCAGAACGCGGCGAAGTCTCCATCGCGGTCGGCGAGACGACCTACACGATGGTCTTCAACATGGGCGCGATGATCGCGGCCGAAGAGAAGGCCGAGGCGATCGGCATGCCCCTGACCTGGGACGAGATCGTCACAAAGGCGGACAAGGGGAGCGCGCGGTGCTTCCGGCTGTTCATCTGGGCGATGCTCCACAAGTACCACGCGACGCTGACGTTGGATCAGGTGTCCGACCTGATCGACCAGGTGGGCGGTGCGGCGGGGATGCAGCGGGCGGTGGCGGCGGGCCAGCGGGCGGCGACCGTCGACCCGAAGGATGCGCAGGCCTTGGGGCCGGCGCCCCGCCCTCGGAAGGCTCGGGCCGTCAATGGGACTGGCGCGCGATCGAGCTCGCGGCCCGTCGCATCGGCCTGAGCCGGGAGACGGTGTACGACATGACCCTCCGCGAATGGTTCCGCGAATTGGTGGCGGCGAAGGAGCGCCACGAAGAGATGCGTGATCGCGACCTCGCGCTGGCGTGGCACATCGCGGCCCTGACGCGGGGCACCAAGGGGCTGCCGCCGCTGGAGAAGCTGCTCGGGCGGCGGGGGCGGGCGAGCCAGCGGCAGACCCCGCAGGAACAGGTCGCGATGTGGCAGGTGGCGGCGGCGCGCTTCGGCGGCACATTCCGGCCCTTGGACCCGACGACGGTGATCATCCGTGGCTAATTCCGCAACGGTCGGCATCCTGCGCGTCCTGCTCTCGGCCAACTCGGCCGAGTTCGAGACGGCGATGAAGCACGCCCAGGATGCGGTGAAAACGTGGGGGAAGGATCTGCAGAAGGTTGGGCAGCAAGCCTCGCAGATCGGCGCGGCCCTGACGCGGACGGTGACGCTGCCCCTGGTGGGGCTCGGCGCCGGCGCCGTGAAGATGGCGTCGGATTTCGAGTCGTCGTTCGCGGGCGTGCGAAAAACGGTCGCGGACGCGACCGACGATCTCGGCAACCTGACGCCCGTTGGCGAGCGTCTCGCGCAAGGGATGCGGGATCTGGCGAAAACCATCCCCGTCAACGTGAACGAACTGAACAAAATCGGGGAAGCGGCCGGCCAGTTGGGCATCAAGAGCGAGAACATCCTCGGGTTCACGCAGGTGATGGCGAAGCTCGGCGTGACGACGAACCTCTCGTCCGACCAGGCGGCGACGGCCCTGGCCCGGCTGGCGAACATCACGCAGATGCCGCAGGACCGCTTCGAAGAGCTCGGCAACGTCATCGTCCATCTCGGGAACAACCTGGCTACGACCGAGGCCGAGATTGTCGAGTTTGGCCTCCGGATCGCGGGCGCGGGGCACCAGGTCGGATTGAGCGAGGGTCAGATCCTCGCCTTCGGTGGCGCGCTGTCGTCCGTCGGGATCAATGCCGAAGCCGGCGGCACGGCGATTTCCAAGGTCTTCATCGAGATTGCGAATCAGGTCGCGAGCGGGGGCGAAGACCTCGAGAAGTTCGCCGCGGTCGCGGGCATGACGACCAGCCAATTCAAGCAGCAGTTCGAGAAGGACGCCGCCGGCGCGGTCGTGGCGTTTGTCGAGGGCCTGGGGCGCGTGCGCGAGCAGGGCGGCAACGTCTTCGGCGTGATCGAATCCCTCGGCATGTCGGAGATTCGCTTGCGCGATGCGTTGCTCCGCGCGTCCGGAGCCGGGGATCTGTTGCGGGAGTCGCTCCGGCTGCAGGCCGATGCCCTCACGAACGGCAACGCGCTGACCAAGGAAGCCGAGCAGCGGTTCCAGACGTTCGAGAACCAGCTGGCGCTCGTGTGGGCGCAGGTCCGCGATGTCGGGATCACTCTCGGCACATCGCTGCTCCCCATCATT